TTATAACCTAGTTTTGGTTCTGTTTTATTAAAAACAGATTTAGTTCCAACGAAAAAAATTCCACTAGATGGATCTGTGCCACAAACAATGGCAGGAGCTCCATCCCATTTAGTACTGATTGTTATGGGAGACATACTTGAAGGTTGGCTCAACATTTTACCAAGTGATTCTAAAAAATTAATAGCGTTAAAACCACCAGCTTTACCACTATTAACAATATCATCTTCTATATGTTCTAGGTGTGTATTTTTAGCCATTACACATTAAATTCTCGTGCAGTTCCAGTTACCATTTTTTGAAATTCTGGTGTCATAGTAGCAAAAAATTGTGGGTATGCTTTGAAATCTCCTTTATATCTTAATTCTACATCTAATATTGGTGTTTTTCCTTTAAATAATGTAAAGATTACTTTGGCTCTAGATCCGTCACCCTCAAAAGTTCTATCTTTATTCACTATTAGATTCGTTGGTTGACTACTTAATTTTAGAACAGTAATCATAATACTGTTAAGACTTTGTATTTTTCCTTCACTAACACTAGGAATTAAAGAAGTACTTACCTGACCAACTCCAGTAACAAGATGAAAAGCGAAATCTCTACCAGTCCAATTTGACATATCTAATTCATCAAAAAGACTAAGTTTTAATACTTTATCTAACAAAGATTTAGCCAAAGTTTCTTTTATATCAGGTTTATTCATTATATCAAGATAACCTTGCCATAAAGGATTTAATACTTGATTTGGATTATAAAGTTTTTTATTTACAAAATCTCTAAAAGCATTTTGTTTGTTTGATCCATTTCCTTTTTTTAAAACACCACCACCATCAGCTAATTCGGATTGACTTTTTAAGTTAATTAAAAACTCAGATTCTATTTTATTATTTTTCTTTCTGGGAACCTTAACATTCCATAGTAATAAAGCGTCATTCAAATTAGTAGGATCTAACTCAAGAATTGATTTTCCATCTGTTTCAGCAGTTGCAAATCCATATAATGGGCCTCCTGACATACATGCTTCTTGAATAACAGATGCGAAATATTTTACTCTGTGTTTTTGTAATCCATCTATTAAAGGTTCATTTCCCTTTAAAAATGTTGATAAAGCATTGTTAATAAGAGTTGGATTATTTTTTAATGGATCTGGTTTCTTCTTTAAAGATATACCTACATATAAATTACCATAACGTAAAATAAGATCTGAAGAATTATAATCCTTCATTCCCATCGCTTTTATTTTTAAAGAAGCCACGTCAGGATGCCATTTATTACCAGTTAAATAAACTTTTTCTGGTGGACTTGAGTAAACTGTTCTCGTGGCTTTTACAGCAGATAAAGCAGCAGCTAAGTTACTATACAAATCTCTCATATCAGAGGGAGTTTTGACTTTTTCTATATCAAGAGCTTGTTGAAAACCACTCTTAGTTGGGCCAGTTGTTCCTGTAGAATCTAACACAGCATCACTAAGTAAAGCGTTATACGCTAAACCATAGAGTTGTTTAAATTTTTCGGGATTCATTACAGCAGATTCTATTTCTGCACTTGGAACTAGTGATAATCCAGCATATAATCCTTCTGACTTTTCAATTCCCATTAGAAAAAAGAGTCCTTAGCTCTTTTATTTATCTATCGTCAACCGATCTGTTCTCTGATTTATAAACATCAAACTCTCCGCCTGGATATCTCTTCTTCAATTTCTCTACATTCTTTGCGACAACATCTTCAAGTGATACATCAAGTGCAGAACAGGCTTGCATTACGTACCACATAGCGTCACCCAACTCAATAATAAGATGTTCTCTATTGTCGTCGTTCCAAGGCTTACCTTGGAAAACCATCTTCTTGACGATCTCCATAAACTCACCACCTTCAGCACTAAGACCAACGGCAGCAGTAAGAAGCCGCTGAATATTGGCACCTTCTCCGTCAAGGTTATCAAGACTTTCAGTAAAAGATTGATAATCCTTACTGGGATCGGATGTGACACCATCCACGAATATAGCATACTTATCAAAGTCAACGGACTTAGTTTCTGGAATTTCTGGTTTGAGTGGTTCTTCTGAAAATTCTTTTTTGATTTTATCGAAGACATCTGATATGTTGAACATTAGAATTTAATCTCTGCGAATTTACTTTTAAATTTATCTTCAGGGCTATTATACTCTTCTTCTTGTCCACTGTCAACCAAATCGTTTTGTGCGACTTGTTCTACATCATATAATCTCATCTTTGCACGATCTATACCGATTATAAATCTCTTGTATATTGTAGGATCATTGTATCTATTCTTTAACTGTTTGACCATGATCTGATTCAAACCCTCCAACTCCTCCGTAGATATAAGAGCGAACATAAGATCAGCAGTTGCAGGGAGGCCAAATGACTCAGAGGTATCGGTAAGATCAACATCAGAACTAGCGAAACCACTACGAGTAGTTTGAGTTGCGGAAACAATCGGAAGGTTCGCTTCGACGGCGAGACCTCGAAGTTCCTCTGCAATCGCCTTGATATACGAGTAAGAATTGACATTACTATTAGCCCTGTATCTACTGGATGCACATATGTTTAGATAGTCTACAAATATGATATCTGGTCGGAATGACTTCTTCAATGCAAGTTCGTTGAGTAAAGCCTTGAAGTGACCTGAGTGTGCAGATGCAGTAGGATATTCTTTTATAATTAAAGTTCCCTGTGTTTTCTTCATAAGGCTATTGACCTTACTATCAAACATCATTTTAGGGAGTTCACTTATCTCTTGGATAGGAATATTTAGGAGGTTTGCGTCAATTCGTTCAGCAATTTTCTCTTCTGCCATCTCCATTGTAATATAGAGTACGTTCCTCCCTTGGAGCAACACGGAGCTAGCGAGATGGCACATGAATAAAGACTTCCCGACACCTGTACCAGCAAGCGTGACATTAAGAGTCTTGTTAGGTAAACCACCTTTCGTGATTTTGTTAAAGTATTCAAGATCAAATGGTATTTTTTCTTCTTTCTGGTGATATAATCTAAATCTTTCTTCGTAGTCTTGGAGATAGTCATGTCCTATGTGATTATCAAATGAAACAGCAAGGGCGTCTGATAGTATATTTGGTATGGCATCACGATTTTTCTTCTCATCCTGATCGTCTGCAATCTTAATAGACTTCATTAATGCAAGATATATCGCACGATCTTTACACCACTTCTCAGTAGTGTCTACCAACCAATCAAAATTAACAACCTGTCTATCTAGGGAAGAAACAATCTCTACTATTTCTTTGAACTGGGA